CCACCACCGCCACCACCGCCACCGCCACCACTACCACCACCGCCACTACCACCATCGCCACTACCACCATCACCACCGCCAATTGAAATATATTCTATATCATCTAAATGTATAAATATTGATTTATTTCCAACAAACCTAAATAAGAAACAAATTTTATCAAATAAGATTACAGAACAACCCTCTTTAGAAAATGATTCTGACTCTTCTATACATTTAGCAATTTATTCTAATGATAATGACCAACATATTGAAGAACATAATTCTTTACTAGAATGCGACTCATATGAGCATAAATTTAATTATAATGAACAAGTAACTATTTTAAATGACAATAATGAAATTATTAATAAATCAATATTATCAAATTTGAATATATTAGAAGAATCACCTAAATTAGACGAAACACCTAAATTAGACGAAACACCTAAATTAGACGAAACACCTAAATTAGAAGAATCGCCTAAAACAAATAAAGTAAATTATAATAAAAAATCACTTGAATTTTTAAAATTACCAAATATTAAAATTATTGCAGAAAGTAATAATATTAGTTTAACTAAAAAAATTAATGGAAATATTAAAAATAAAACAAAACATGAATTAATTGAAGATATTATAAATACTCAAAAATAATTAAAAATATCTAATTATATATATATATATAAATGGATAACAAATATTTTCAATATAAATGCCCTCCACTCATGCAAGATGGTAGATTCATTACAAATTATGTTAAAAATAGTACTTTTGAACAATTTATTCGTAATGTAAATCAAATTGATTCTGCACAAGACTATAAACATTTTTTACAACAAAATGGAGATACTATAATTAATAGAGAAAGAGCTTATATTAATAGTATAAATACATGCCCTATAAATGGTAAATGTGTACCTATTAATGATAATAATAATGTTAATAATAATAATGTTATTAAAAATTCATGTGGTTGTAGTCAAAGTAATTATCAAAGCTAGAATAAATTAATAATTAATAATTTAATAATTAATAATTAATAATTTAAAATTTAATAATTTAAAATCACATAAAATTAATAAGTTTAATAATTTTAAATTTATCACATGTATTAATATATGAATATAAATAGATTTGATAAGCCATATAGATTAGCGCCTGCATTTGATACAAAAAAATCTCTTGAAATGTTTAGTTTAGCTTTTAAATTAGATACACATGAATTATTACAATATTCACTTATAAACCAAGTGCCATTTGATATTTCAGATGATGATGGTAATTCATTAATTCATGTTGTTATTACTATAGATTCAAGAAAGGCGTCTGATTCATCTAAATTAAGTGTTATTAAATTTTTAGTTCTTCAAGGTGTTAATCCTGATAAATCAAATAAATATAATCAAACGCCATTACATTTAGCATGTCAAATTCAATCTGATGTTATAGTTGAATATTTATTAAGTATTGATGTTGATGCTAATTATAAAGATAATATGGGTTTAACACCATTTCATTATTTATTAACAGGTGAAATTAAAACTATTAATAATAATACTGAAATAATAGATTTTATCCCTCCTCCTAAAAAAGTTGATGTTAAAAAAAATGATGAACTTTATACTATTAAACAAGACATTAATAATTTAATTGATTTTATTGTAAAAGACAAAAAAAATGATTTTCCAATTTTTCATACTATTAAAAATACTATTAATGAAATATTATCATCTGATCCAAATATAAATAATATTATATTAGGTATCAAAAATAAAATAGGAATACATAAAACATTAGAACTATCAAAATCAGTTGATTTAGCTAAATCTCAACTTATCAAAGAAATATTACCCAAATTTAATATACAAGAATTAAGTGAAATAATAATTCATAATAAAGAAGATACATCATGGGCTCATGATAGTAATACTACATCATTATCATTAATTAAAAATGGTAATATTAAAGATGTTATTAGAAAAGATATTTTAACTAATATAGATAATATTAAAAAATTATTTGATGAAATTCAAGAAACTACAGATATTGATGATTATAATATAAATGATGAATATACACAAATTTTAGCTACCCAATATAATAATGATAGAAACAAATATAATGAGATGATGATTAAAATAAGACATCCATATGCTATTAATAATGATGATATTAATAATTTAAATAATGACATTTTTAATTTTTATACTAATATTATTAATTTTGATACGCTAAAATATGCAAGCGGACCAAAAAATATTATTGTAAAAATTCCCAAAAATAATCAAACAGCAATAATAAATGAATTTGTAACTATAATGAATAATAATAATGATAATATAATAAAAGAAATGCTTAAAAATACAGAGATTGATTATAATATCCAAAATAATATAAACCCATATAATTTTACACTTTGTACTGAATATAAAATACTTGCTGAGCATGCAATTTTAGGAAAACCAATAACCCGCGATTTTAAAAATCAAAATATAAAAATATGGTATGATATTTATAAAAAAGGTTGTGATATAAGTACCTTTATATTTAAAATGTTTTGTAATGTAATAGAACTGCTATATGGTATAAATAGTGATCTAAATATTGATTTTAAAACATTAATGTTAATAACTGGATTAAAATGTAATAAAACAAGTATATTTCAAGGTATAGTTAATGCATATAAACCTCATTTAATTAATTATATTGTTAATCAAAATTATAAAAATATACCATTAAAAATTAGTAAAATGGTATTAATTTTACTATTAAATACTGATAACATTACTCATATTAATAATATTATACATACAAATGAATATAAATATGATTTTTTGGATAATAATATTAATGATATTAGTAATAAAGTATATAAATATTTTTACAATATAAATAATCGTATAGAAAATAGTTCTTCTATAGAAGATTTGTGTCGTATAATATTTGATAATTATAATAAAATGATAAATAAACCATTAAAACAAACTATATTAGATTTTATATATTTACTAATTAAATATAAATCTGATAATGATTTTAAATATATTGAAAAGATTACTTTTACTAATAATATAATTATTAACCACAATATTAACCGCAATATTAAGCGCAATATTAAGCGCAATATTAAGCGCAATATTAACCGCAATATAAACCGCAATATAAACTTACAAGAAAATAATATACCAAGTTACTATGGATTATTAAATATTTATAATAATAATAATTATAATCATTTTTATATAGCACATTTAATGGGATTATATTATGAAGGTGCTATAATTGATAACAGTATATTTTCATATTTTAGGTTATTATATAATCAAATAGACATTAATCGCAAAAAAATATTAAATTTAAAAATTAGAATAATAAATAGACTTAATTTATTAATTAAAGGTGATGTAAGACATCTAGAAAAATTATATACAAAATATTATCCAATTATTCTAGCACATTCTAGAATAATTGATAATTTTAAAAAATCATATAGTGAATGTGAAGAATATATTATAAATAATAATAAACCAATTTGGGATAATTCTATTTTTAAAAAAACTTATAAAATTCTAAATAATTTTAATTATAAAAAATTAGCAGAATATTTAAATATTATTAATTCTAACTATTATCTTTATGATTATATTTATTCGGATAAAGATATAATAAAATTAAGTAAATTTAATTATTATCAGATTCCAGATGCTAATGCATCAAACTATTTATATTATTCAAATAATGATAATAAAAAAATTATTAATATTGATATTAATAAACATGATGAATTATTTGATAAAGCACATGTACAAGCAGCAACACGATTACAAGCATTAGTACGTAGACGACTAGCTCCAGCTCCAGCTCCAGCTCCAGCTCCAGCTCCAGCTCCAACACCACCACCACCACCACCAGCTCCAGCTCCAGCTCCAACACCAGCTCCAGCTCCAGCTCCAACACCAGCTCCAGCTCCAGCTCCAGCTCCAGCTCCAGCTCCAACACCAGCTCCAGCTCCAGCTCCAGCTCCAGCTCCAGCTCCAGCTCCAGCTCCAGCACAAGCACAACCACAAGCACAACCACAAGCACAACCACAAGCACAACCACCACCACCACCACCACAAGGACAATCACAACCACCACCACAAGGACAATCACAACTACCACAAGGACAATCACAACCACCACCACCACCACCACCACCACCACGTGCAGAAGCAGAGGCAGAAGCAGAGGCAAAAGCAACTTGTAAACGTATTGCAAAAGCACAATTACAAGAAACATTATCAAACAAGTTCAATAATATTAAGAATGATGATGAGGATGATGATGAGGATGATGATGAGGATGATGATGAGGATGATGATGAGGATGATGATGAGGATGATGATGAGGATGATGATGAGGATGATGATGAGGATGCTGTTGCAATACCTCCACCAGCTCTTACAGGAACACAATCACCACCATATACACCAAACCTAAAAAACTTAACATTATTAGATCAAATACGTTCAAAGCCAAAACTAAATAATATAAAACCAGAACCAAAACCAGAATCAGAACCAAAACCAGAATCAAAATCAGATCAACTTTTGAATAAAGCCAGAGCCATAGCCATAGCTATAGATAATAGTAAGGATAATAATTCTGATGATGATGATGATGATAATGATGATTTTATTGGTGGTGCTGGTGGGGTTATAGATAATGATGTTGGTGATGATGTTGAAGATAATTTTGATAAAACCACTCTAAAAAGTGGTCTTATTAATGACTTTAGTTTGGGTAATTATGATAATTTTTTAAATGAATATATAAATGGTATATTTAATACAATCCAAATAATTCATCCTGAATATTTTATTAAAAAAAAAAGTAATGAATTGCCACCATCATTATATGGAGCATTAGAACAATTTTATAAATATACGTTAATTGAATTAATTGTGCGAGTTATAAATGAAATTGATAATAATAAAACACGAAAACAAAAAAAATTATATAATAATATACAAAAGTTTGTCAAAATAAAGAATGACGATGATTACGATTTATCATTATATAAGCTTGTTGCAGATTTAATTGTAGAAATTGTTAATCAACATTACAATTTTCATATTAATAATGAAATTTATACAATACTAGAAAACAAATTAACTGAAAACCAACCTAACAAACTAAATAATATAAATATTATACAATTTAGACAAAATAACACACAACCATCATTTAGTTTAGATAAATCAAATATTAATTTTAAAAAAAAAATTTCAATTTCAAATAATAGTATTAAAAATTTTTACAATTTAATAATAAAACCAAAAAAAGATGAAAATGAATTTATATTATATTCTAATGATTTAACAAATATTAATAAATTAAAAACAAAATATGGAATAACAATAAATATAAAAATAATAGAATTATTACTTAATAAATGTGGTTCTATTCATAATTTAAATATAGATAATTTAACACCAATTTATAGTTTAATTAAAAATTATAATTATAAACCAATAATAACACTTAAAAATATTGGTATTAATTTTAAAGATTTTGAAGGAGAATCTATTAATAAATTTATAAATGAAGACTTAAAAAATAATTTAAATAAAATATTATATAATATTGATAACACTACTACAACTAGTGATATATTAAAGAATTTTGATAATTATTTATACAATGATGTAAAATTATTAATTTTATCTAATGAAGTATTTGGTAATAATATATTATCTTATTTACCATTATCATTTAACATGTCAACTTATTTAACATTACAATATCTTTTAGAAAATTTAATAAATACAGATGATAAATATAGCTTAGATGATATGAATAAAATGTTTAATTTTATGGGTATAAATATTAATGATATTAATAAAAACTTTTTAGGAGAAACATTATCAGATTATAAAATACCAATCAAATTTGAATATTTAATAGCTAAAGAATTACTTAAAGAAAAAGAAGAACTTATAAAATCTTTAAATATTGAACAAACAAAAATTAAAGATAATATTAATAGTTTAAAAATACAAAATAATGTATTATATAAAAAAATGAAGAACGCGACTAAATATAAACAACTTAATGAAAATATTAGAAAAATAAAAAATGATATTAAAAAAATTGAAGAATATACTACTCCTCATGTTAATAAATTAATAAAAGATACATCAAATATACAAAATAAAATTATTAGTAGATATAAATATAAAGTTAATCATAATATGTTAATAATGAAAGCATGGAAAGAAGTATTAGATTTAAAATATAATAATACAAATTATAATTTAGGTCTAATACAGTTATTAATAAAACAAAAAGAGTTTGTAGATAATAATGATTTAGAACAACTAATAGATATGTCAAAAGGTTTAGAAAAATTAGCTGAAATTGGAGAAGATTATTTTAATAATTCAAAATTAACTGAAAACAATAAAGTTGCGCATTTTATTAGAGATATGTTAGAATATATTACTGAATTAACAATTACAACTAGTCTTGAATTAATGATAAGACGTATTTTATTTACATACTATAATAATGTATATATAGATATGAAAATAAATGATATTAATACTACAATTGATTTTATTTTAAATTCTGAGTTAAATGGTAAATCTTTGATTAATACTCTTAAAAATGATATTGCACCAAAATTAGCAAAAAATGCATCTGAAATATTTGATAATAGATTTGAAGAACAAGGTTATGATAATAGTTCCACACGTGAAATATTATTAAATTTCTTTCAACTATTAATTAACGCACCTATTCCATTACCAGATGAAATACTTAACATTTTTAATAAAGATGTTGTTGCATATTTTGATACATTTGTATCTAAATCTATTATATTATGGCAAGTTAATGCTGAAAATATATTTAAATATTTTATTAATAATTATAGATGTGTTAAAACGTTGATTGAAATTTCCAAATAAAAAATAAATTATTATTAAGAGAACAATTTAATCTTTTAAGTTAGCTTTCATATATTCGTCAATAACTGATATATTTTGTGAATTTAAATATGTATCATCATTTTGCATATTTTCTTCAGTTATTTTTAATGTAAAACTATGATTTATATTTCTAAAATTAATTCGTGATCCATCTGGATAAGTAAATTTTATTTTTAACTGCATTAATGTTGATATTGGAAATTCTTTATAATATATATCATTTGGTACTGGTACAAATGTATTGAATAATATATCACCAGGATTACCTGATAATTGAATTTTTCCAAATGATGATTTTAAATTATTATTTGAATAAATATATTCAATATCATTTAAGTACATTAAAAAATAATTATACTTACCAACAAAATTCATAAATCCTGATGAATATGTAATTATATTACCAACTGGATCTAAATTTATTGAATTCATATATGGGTCATAATTTGTAATTTTTGAACTAAAATCAAGTATAGATGTGCTATTACCAACATGTTGAAATCCTAAAATTTCACCACATGTATCTGGATAATTAAATAATAAACTTGCTTTTGTTTTACTTTTAATTAAAACATTTGCACCACCTCCTGATGTTACTGTAACAATCAATGCAGCTGCTGCCTTTGTTGCAGCAGCTGCTGTTATTGTTGCTGCTTCTATTGTTGCACTTGCACTTGTTGATGATGATGATATTAATCGTTCTGCTGCTGTTAATAATTTGGTAGCAGCTGCATTTATTACACCTGCCGCATTTGTTGTTTCATTTGCAGCATTTATTGTTTCACTTGCCGCATTTATTGTTGCACTTGACATTAAACCAGACGCTGTTGTTATTGCACCTGCTGCAATTGTTGTTTTATTTGCCGCATTTATTGTTGCTGTTGACATTAAACCAGATGCAGTTGTTATTGCAGATGACATTGAATCTGTTGCTGTTGTTATTGCTGATGACATTGAATCTGATGCTGTTGTTATTGAATCTGCTGCTGTTGTCATATTATTAGATGCTGTTGTTATTGCATCTGAAGCTGTTGTTATTGCATCTGAAGCTGTTGTTATTGATCCAGATGCT